AGCTGTAGCACTGACCGTTAGTAAAAGAACAGTTAAAAGTTTTTTCATATTATACCCCTTGTAACTATATAACGTATTTACCTAGGGTTTCGTTGACTTATTTCTTGTCTGCTGGCTTACGAGCGTTTTTAACGGCTGTTACATCGTTACGAGTTTCTTTGCACAATTTGGCTAGGTCTTGACAAGCCTTACGTACACGGGTGCCGGCAGCACCAACTTCCTTGTCATAGAACTTTTCGAAGTCTGCTTCCATTGCTTCGACGATTGCGGTGAATTCTGCGTATTTGTTTTGTGCCATGTTATGGTCTCCTTTTGTTATATTAGTTATTACCAGTGACGTATTGTGTTCGCAATAATGAAGCAACACGTTATCACATGTATGATGACCCAGAAGGTCTTTAAAAACAATGCTATACGTGCTTCTCTTAAAGTAAGTATAGGTGTATCTGGACGGTCTTCGTCTGTTTGGCCCATTAAATGACCCGTTGCTCTTGCCCAAATTTTCTCTAAACTGTTCATAATTCTGTTTGCTGTTGAAACCAAATTAAACAATCCTGCCAATTGCGATAAATGTGGGCTTTGCCTCCTGCGGCAATCCATTCGTTACAATTACTTGTACGATCGTCGATTAGAATGTCTGTTGGATTTTTACAATGCTTCCATTTGTCGTAACTGTATATTCCAAACAGCACAGGAATACCTGGAAAACGTTCATTAGCCCACATTACTTTATCATAGCTGGCATGCGGCACAGAGTAATCGTGCGGTAGTGCTGTTAAAAATTGTAGTGTGCTGTTGGTTTCAGTAGTACGTTGTTTACAATATTCTACTAAATCATATGCGCCAGATTTGACAGGCAAGTCTCTATAGAATCGAGCCTTGGCCTTTACCTTGTCCCAATCACTGTCTGGAATACGCTCACCGTAGTTCCAGTTACGATCAACAATGGCTCGAGCTGCTGGCATCCAATCGGCAACTACGTCGTCCATGTCTAGATAAATGTTCATTGATTATGAATTAGCAAATACGTTTGGAGAGCCAGCAGCCACGCTAGTGCAGGCAGTAATAGCATCTCCTACTCTGCCGCAACCTAAGTTGTTTACAAAAACTGTAGGAGATCCTGTAGTAATTGGTGCGGCATGTGATCCGCAACTTCTGCCACCTGGGAGTAAATGTCCAGTGTTTACATCAGTCTGTCGGCTAATAGCAATATTATTAGCAAATACGTTACCAGAGCCAACAGCTCTAGTCATTCCGCTACAATGTGCTACGTCGGCATCACCTATTCTTGTTACTGCGGGCATATTCTTTCCTCATTAATTCTTGTAATCGATCATTCCATTTTGCTAATTCATCATGCTCTTCGTCTGAGTGTGGCCCATCTGGAATTTCCGGAATGAACTCGATTACATGATCGAAGTCGTCTGGTATGTCTTCGTATTGTGTGTAAGTTTCTAAAACACCATTACGTTTTATTACAAACTTGTGCATGATGTTAGGCTAGAGCAATTCCAGTAGTTGACTCAAGGAACTGTTTGGCAAATGCTTCGTCAGTTGCTTCTGCTACTGTTACTGTAGACTTTTGTAGTCTAACATCGGTATTGGGACTAACTGTAAACAAATATGGCATTAGTCCAGGACCTTTTTGTCCCATACCAATAACCATTGGCTTACTGAGTTTATAATAAGCATCTGTTTCTTCTGCTAGTTTTGCTACAATCTCTTCACCACTTGTGAGTTTCAGTGTAATAACTTCGCCTGCTGCTACGCCTTTATTGATTAACATTTTTAGTTTCCTTTTTAGTATCCGGTACCGTTGAATCCGGTTTCGTCGATATATTTTCTTAATTCTGTAAAGCCACCAATGGATGCTCCATTGATGATAATTTGAGGAACTGTTCGAGCATTTGGCACTGCTTCTAACAATTCTTCTTTGGTGTATCCATCTCCGATTTTACGTTCTTCAAATTTAACACCTTGTTGTGTTAGTAATGCTTTTGCTTGATCGCAATAGGGGCAATGGTACTTTGACCATACAATAACTGGGGTTGTCATAATTTCTCCAATGTTTTATTATAGCACAGGCAAGGCATCATAGTCAACACCTTCGCCCATAACTCCGATAACATAATTAGTCGATTCGTTTTCTTGTAGTGCTGTTTGTTTCTTGCTAGTATCAGTGTGCTTGTTAAACCAAGGAATTGGAGTTGATTTAGGAGCACTGGCTTGATACTTAATACCGATTTGCTTTAATGCATCTACTGCGGTGTAGTCCACAAAGTCGCGTAGAATGTTTGCGTTGAGTCCAATAACTGGCCCCATCTTAAACAGATAGCTAGCCCACTCTTTTTCTTCACGGATTACATCCATGTACAGTTGGTACACTTCTGCTTCACACTCTTGTTTAGCTTCAACAAAACGAGGATCTTCTTTGATAACTTGATTGATCATATAGGCTGTCCAACCTTTGTGCAGTAACTCGTCTTGTAGAATCAAACTGATGATGTTGCCATTGCCGATAAAAATCTTGTTCTCTACCATGGCTAAACTTGTAGCAAAGCTAACCATAAAACGGAATGCTTCTAGTGCATAGCTAGCGTGTAGTGCTAACCAAACGGCTTTAACGTGTTCCTTCTCATTAACTGATCCGTCCATTTCTTTCATACAGTTAATTCTATGCAACTTGTCATAGTAGTTGCCTACTGAACTGGCCATATCTACAATTTCTTTGGTGTCGTGGATAGTGTTAAACACATCTTTTGGTACGTTGTAGATATTACGGATAATATGACTATAGCTCTTGCTGTGAATATTAGTTTCAAAGAAGCCCCAGTTGTACATCAAGGCTTCGACTTCTGGCAAACTACAAACAGGAGTAAATACCTGTGTTGGACCACGTCCTTGTAGGCTGTCTAGTGCTGTCTGACGTAGTAGGTTGCTGGTAAAAATATGTTTAACTGCATCGCTAGCATCTTTAAAATCATTAGCGTCTTTGGTAAGACTAATCTCCTCTGGCTGCCAAAAGAAGCCACGGGCTGTAGCGTCGAAGTCTGCAATCTTTTTGTACTTAACTTCTTCAAATCGTTGAATAGTTACCGGCCCAGCTGGATCTAGAAACATCTTACGGCTTAGATAGTCTGTCTTTGTGTTTAAATTATATTGTTGTTTTGACATTTTAATATTTTCCTGATGCAAGTACTATCTTGCAAATGTGTTCTAATCTTTCAATGTGTTCGTAGGCACGCCACGGTGTTGTATCAATAGCAACTACGCCGTGACCTTTGATACCTACAATGTCGTAGGCAATATTACCAGCATTGTCTAATTGTAATTGCTTATGGCACTGATCCGCAAGCTCTTGACTAATAGGAGGCACATCACCTACATTAGGTGCTACTTTGGTATAACGATTAAGTTCTGGAAACGCATCGCTAATGGTACTCAAATCAATACCGGCATGCATGGCCGCAATACAATAAGTAGGATGAACATGTACTACTACACGAACTTCACCAGTATGCTGCCCCATTTCTCGTTGTAGTCCAAAATGCAGTGGTAGTTCTCCACTAGGTTTCAGGTTGGCACTGATTTCAGTATAGGGCAATTCTTTGCTTACATGATAAGGACGAGGTGGTTGATCGTAGTAACCTGTCTCGATACCAATCTTCTTAAACTGATCAGGCTGTAATGTTTGTTTACGCACACCACTTGGTGTAATGTAAAAGTGATCACGGTCGTGGTGTCGTATACTCACGTTACCATCACGACTAGTGATCCAATTACGCTTGTAAGCGTCTACCATTATGTCACATATAGTTTCTAACATTATAGTTTACATGCCTCGCAATCTTCATCATCATCAAAGTTAATAGGTTCTAACATAGTTGGTGCATCTTCTGCAACGGCCTTACTACCTTGCTTGTTGATCAAACTGTAGTAGAATGTCTTCAATCCCCACATGTGTGCCTGCATCAAGTTCTTGGCAATCAGTGTAGTTGGCACTTTACGATCTGCAAAGTGAGCAGGATTGTAGAATGTGTTTGTGCTAATGCTTTGATCAGTGTAGACGGCAATAACGGCTGCTGTCTTGATATAACCATCGCAGTCCTTTTGTTCCCACATGAGTTGATACTTGTTCTTTAACTTAGCATACTCAGGAACAACCTGCACAAACGATCCTGCTTTTGATTCTTTAACACTAATCAAGCTCATTGGCATTTCGATACCATTTGTACTATTGATAACAACTGAACTAGATTCAACTGGTGCAACTGCCATTTGGGTAGCATTGCGAACACCATACTCTTTCATATTAGTGCGTAGAGTTTCCCAATCTAGTTCTGGAGCAAAGTCTGCTAATTCATTAACACCCTTAGCACGTAGTTCCCAAGGAAATGTACCTTGTCCGTATCGTGTTCTATCACTGCCTTCACAACGGCCGCGTTCCTTGGCCAGTTCAACTGAAGCTTCAGTTAGGTAGTAGGCTTGATGTTCCATCCACGTCTTGACTTCAGCCAAGCTGTCTCGCTCTCCGTATTTGAGGCTTCGCTTGGCGTGCCAGTAGGCGAGGTTGGTGATGCCGATTCCCAAGGGTCTGATTTCGTCGTTGGATAGTTTAGACTGGATGGAAAGAAAGTCTTGATAGTCAAGAATATTGTTGAGGCTACGATGCAGTATACGACAAGCACGGCGCATGTCTTCTGGGTTACGGAACGCACCCCAATTGATTGAGCCCAGAGTGCAAAGTGCGATACGACCATCGCTGTCATCCAGACGTTTAAAGGATTTAGTAGGTAAAAGTATTTCACAGCATAAGTTGCTCTGGTAAATTGTATGATATTCAGGATCAAATGGTCCTTGTTTCATCACGTTGTCAATAAACACAAGATAGATACGTCCGGTGTCTGTGCGCTCTTTTAAAATGCCACTCTTGAACACTTCTTCAGCACTTATGGTCTTTGTTCTTAAGTCAGTGCGCTTTTCATATTCGCAATAGAGCTTTTCAAAACGTTCTGTGTTTTGATAGAACGCTTCGTACAGGTCAGGTACTTCATTGGGATCAAAGAATGTTATTTGTTCTTTGTTTTTAAATCGTCTCCAGAAGAAAGCACTAAGCACAACCCCATAATCCATATGACGGACTCGGGTTTCTTCTGTTCCTTGGTTGTTCTTAAGGACAATAA